ATGAATAAAGGATTAATGAATAAAGTCGCCGTTGTAACAGGCGCAGCGCAAGGTATAGGTCGTGGTATTGCTCTAAGACTGGCTCAGGAAGGTGTACATGTAGCCTTGGTAGATCTGAATGAACAACGACTTAATGAAGTAAAACAGGAAATTGAAAATTTAAAGGTAAAAGCCAGTATTTTTGTTGCTGATATCAGTCAGCGTGATCAGGTGTATGCCAGTATTGAACATGCCGAGCAGTCTTTAGGTGGTTTTGATATTATGATCAATAATGCTGGAATTGCTCAGGTTCAGCCTCTTGATGCAGTGACACCTGAAGAACTGCAAAAAATTAGCGATATTAATATTGGTGGAGTTCTGTGGGGTATTCAGGCCGCAGCTCGAAAATTTAAAGCGCGCCAGCAAAAAGGTAAAATTATTAATGCAGCTTCTATTGCAGGGCATGAAGGTTTTGCCATGTTAGGAGCATATTCGGCAACAAAATTCGCAGTCCGTGCTTTAACTCAGGCCGCAGCCAAGGAATATGCTTCACATGGCATTACGGTAAATGCATATTGTCCGGGAGTAGTGGGCACAGATATGTGGGTAGAAATTGATAAAAGATTCTCTGAAATTACCCATACCCCAATTGGTGAAACATACAAAAAATATGTGAGTGGTATTGCACTAGGGCGTGCACAAACACCTGAAGACGTGGCTGCGCTGGTTGCTTTTTTATCGAGTGAAGATGCCGATTATATTACCGGGCAGGCAATTTTAACAGATGGAGGTATGGTCTACCGCTAGTACAATATACACTGTCTAATTTTTAAAAATGTATAAACATAATCAGGCTTCTACTTAAACACATTAAATAATAAAAGGCCTGAGTACATAGAATATAACACTATCTTATTTGTACTCAGGTCTGTATTTCCTTAAGTTTTTTAAGATATTTTTGTCAAATTCTGCTGTTTATACATAATATTATCCAGCCACTAGTCTATTGAAATACTAAAAGTTATCACTATATATGACCTATAGTTTTTTAAATTTTCGTCTATGTGTGCCAATTTTAAACCTGTTACGCATGTTCAGGTGCATAAACTTCAGTTACCGGATGTTCCTTTCGATTATCTCGAAGAAGTGTATCCAGCCTATGATTTGCCTTTACTATTTAAGTCAGAATATGGCTTGGAATGGCGTAGCGTAATGTTCGGACTGGTGCCAAAGTGGGCTCAGGATAAAAGTTCGGCTAAACGGACCTATAATGCCCGAAATGAAACTTTATTTGAAAAGCCAAGTTTCCAGGAGGCTGCATTTAAAGGTAAGTTTGGAGTTATTCCGGTGACCGAATTTTATGAAGCAAAATATATTGATGGTAAGGCTCAGCGTTGGGGAGTACGTCGCAAAGATGGCCAAGGCTTTTTTATTGCTGCCATTTATGAAATCTGTAAAATCAATGATGAAGTGATTCGCTCAGCCAGCATGATCACGATGGATGCAATTCAACATCGTGCATGTAAGTAGATGTATTTAAATAATAATTATTGTAGAGATTGCCTTCTTACTCACTATCTTACTCACAATTAATTTTGTTGTGAAAAAAGGCCGCTAAATGCGACCTGTTTCTTTTTTCTTATTTTATGCATTTAGCGAACCTATATTACCACCTTCTGTTTTTAGAATACACTCTAAAACATAGCTGTTCAGCCAGTAGTTTTTTCGGCCATCTTTATAAGGTTGCTGAATGCGTCCATCGTTAATCCGAGCATAAAGTTCTTTCTCAGATATATTCATACGGAGAGCAAACTCGCTTGTTGAGATTCGGCGCTCGGTATATGTCAGATCAAATGCAATACCCATCAAACCACCTCCAATCTTTTACCCGCTTCGATTTCAGATTGTGTAGCGTGTCTGTACCATTGAGCCAAACACTCTCTTCGCTTACCATCAACATCTAATGTCAAATAAAGAACGCGACTCTTAAGTTTTGGTTTCAAAACAATCCGAAATACTCGTTTTTCAACTCCCCACGTTCCAGTAACAAAATCACCTTTTTTAAATTCTAGTTGTTCCATTATTTAAACCCTCTTGTAATCTCATCTGTGGCGTGCGTAATCTCTGAAAAGTGTACCCATTCATCAGGTTGCCCAACCTGTGAAATCTGAACCATGCAGCCATCAATAGCCTTCACTATCCATGTGTATTTATTTCCAAGCGCATTTACCAAAACAACTACCTTATCCCCAACCTCAAAAATATTATTGGCTCGGCGGTATTCGAGAAGCGCGTGTCTTATGCGAACAGTGTGATTGCCACGTAAGTCTTGGTCTTTGTACCATTCCTTAGCCTTCTCATACCCGCCCAACTGTTCAATCAGATTCATACCACCTCCTTGCAATTCGGCATCTTCATAAATGCAATCCAATGCGTATTTGCTCGTTTTCCGCTAATGTGGCCAAACACTGGTTTATGATTGGTCAGCTCTAAAATTTCACTGACTTTAATTTGAGTTTCATTCCATTTAAAAATTAAAACTCCACCTGTGGCCAACACGCGAAAGCATTCTTCAAATCCTTTCCGAATATCTTCACGCCAGTCTTCATTGAGTTTTCCATACTTGAGTGCTAACCAGCTTTGCTTGCCTGCACGAACCAAATGGGGAGGATCAAATACCACCAAATTAAATTGCTCGTTCTTGAATGGCATATCACGGAAATCCATTTCAATATCCGGTGCCACTTCAAGACTGCGACCATCACATAAAATATGGCTTTCTTTTCGAATATCACCATAAACAACATTTGGATTGCTGCGGTTAAAGTGCATCATTCGTGAGCCACAGCATGGATCTAAAATTTTTGTATTCATATCTCAAAACCCCATCGCAGCCAGACCAAACCCAATCAGCCCTAACAGCAGCCAACCAAGAAACAAATATTCGAGGTGTTCCATGTGATGTTTTTTCATGTGGACTCCTGTGGTGCATCTGGTAAAGGCATCCAATGCGTTACATCCGCTTCTTCAAATTCATCTAAAGCCATTACGTTATAGATATTGAATATATTGCGAGGAGTCTGCGACATGCCGAGCACTAATATATTTGCGGGTGGTAGCTTATCGTTAACGCTGATCCATTCCGGCACCGCTTGGGCTTTGGCTCTTGCTTGCCATGCGCTCCACGCCATGTTTATTGACTCAGTATCTTCACCAATATCATTTTCATAACACTGAGTTTGTTCGTCGAAATAAGTCTGCTCATGACGCTCAAAATCAAAGTTTTCTTCACAAAACTTCTGGAACGCTTCTCTTTCTTTCTGAATACTATTCATAGTTTTTCACCGTATAATTTTTCATTGCCAGATATACTTTTTCATCAATTCTGCTGCGATACCGATCAGCCATTGAGCGAATATATGCTTCTTTCTCTGCCTTGAATTTGAAATGCGCTTCACTAACACTATCAAACAGCCCTAAATGCTTAGACATTCCATTGGTGCTTAATTGCGCTGCATACTTTCCTGATTTTTTATGAAGAATCACACCGCATGGGAGTTCATAATTTCTGGATTTTCTTCCAACAAACATTAGGTTTATTTCTCGCGGAACAAAGCAACATGTCCCTATGGAATAATGCTTATTCCCATCTATAAGAATGTCTTTATCCAGACAATAATCACCATTTATGCACTCTTCATAAAACGGAAGTTGCTTCACATCAGAAATAAACTTGCTCATCAATAACCAAGATTTCTCACATGTAACATCTGCATATGATGGCTGCCTTTCTTTTAAATTCGCATCAAAGCATCGATAAAGAACACCTCTCCAAAGGTCATATTCAGGAATGATCTTTCTGCTAAAAACAATAGGGGTAGGCCAATCGTTTACACCAACCCCATAAACCATTTTTCTTACACCCATCACGCCACCTCATAGAAGCGCTTAGCTTCTTCAAAATTTGACGTAGTAAGTGGTGATGAGCCTTTTTTGTAGCATGTAACAATCTCACCATATTCAAAAACTTTGCATGCTGTTGGTAAATCAAAACATTGATACATGGCTTGACTAAGCCATTCCTCGGTATAGAACATTTTGCGGATATGCTCTCTACGTGTACCGTGCCATTGCTGCACTTGAAAATACTCATCATAGGAGTTAGCAATTACTTCACTATGGAATATGGCATGATTCATTTTTCTGTATCGAGCAACGGCACGTTCAGCGATTTCTTTCGATGCAGCCGGCCATTGTTCATAAGGGCTATCACTTTCTTGTTGAATAGCCACACACCATAATTTTTTAGATCTCATTCTCACCACCAATCTTTTATTAAAATAAATAACTGTGCTAAAAATCGGGTCTACTTTTTTATTAAAGTAGGTTTATGCGACTTTTAACTTCTGGTTTAATGCGAGCTGGTCAATTGCCTGATCTATCGTTTTATTAAAAGCAATCACGCTTTGCTCAAGCCCGGCAATATCCAAATCCTTTGCAAACACACGAATAATTACGAGTTGCAAATGCTCGGGCAGGCGAGGGTCATAACTCACGAAGTCACACCATTCGCGTTTTGTGCAAGCCAACTGCCATGTAATTTGTGGCATGTACTCGTCTGGCACTTTGCGACTGAGCAAGGTGTTTAAATGCGTAGTCGTGTTTGGACACTTCACTTCAAGCTGACCCTGCTTGCCAACCAACCCATCAGGAGAAGCGCCAGACAACGGGATAGAAGGGTGGTCAATCAGACCAGCACCTTCTACAAATTCACCTGTTTCATTTTCATAGGCTGTGATTGCATGTGGCTCGTGATCGATTCCCCATTGCATCAACTGAGTGGTTTTAACTTCCTCCTGAACGCCAGTGAGGCGCTCGGAAAGAATGATCAAACCTAATGAATTAAGCACTTTGCCCTTGGCTGGCTTGGCATCTATATCCTTGATGCGACTAGCAGTTACTTTGCCACATCGCTCAGAATGCCAGTCATCACTACGCTGGAGAATGTTCATAGGTTTCTCCTTCGCGAGCCAAAGCCTGATCAGCAAACTGTGCGATTTCTTTTAAACTGGCAGCATGATTCGACCAGAATGTATTTTTTAGATTGCTGCTTGGCAGGACAGAGTAGGCGGTCTGCAGGCGCTTAGTTCCATACTGCGCTTCATTTTTAAAGTGTGGCAGGTGCTCATCTTCAAATGCTTGATAGCCTTCTGGTACAGTGCTATTAGTTACGCCAGAAACTGTTTTAACTTCTTGATTTTCAGCAATACGCTCAGCCTCATCTTGATCATGAATGCCTACAAAACCGAAGGCTAAACGTGCGCACTGGATAGTCGCTTTATGACGCAAGAAGCGTGAAGGATGGCTTTGCCATGGGCCTTCAACTACATAACCAGATTTCGATTTAAATGGAGCGCGATAACACTCAGCCAAGTATTCGCGGACAATAGTAGGGTGCTCACGGTCTTTGCGGTAGATAATACATTCCACCCACTCAGGCGCTTTAACCTTGGCACCATCCATTTGAACCATGTTTTCTGAAAACCTAAATTCCATGCCGTTGAAATTAGAGTTCCCATTGATGATGCGAGACCAACCATCTATACCAACAACCGGAATAATCCCCTTGTTTTTATCTGGAAAAGCATAGATTTCTTTTGTCCAAGGATTTAGCTTGTATTGGCCTGCAACAATTAAGAGAGAAGCCATTTGAGCATCAGTTGCAGGCGTTTCAGTACGAAAAGCTGTTTGAATCAGTGTATCTTTCAGCTCTTGCGGATCTATATTTGATAAACCCAATACATCTGCAACCTGTGCAATTTGAGCTGTAACTAAGGTATTTACCGGTGCATTCATTTTTTATTCCTTAAAATTTGATTGAAACGTGAGGAATGCGACCTTTATAAATCGCAGCCAAGATGCTTTTCGCAAGTTGTTCATTCACACCAGGCAATAAAGCAAGATGCTCAAGTGCTTCCGCACAAACCTTCTTTGTGTGAGCCTCATCAGCCAAACGTGCTTCTTCCGCTTTACGTGCAGCTTCTGCCTGTGCAAATTGCTCAGCCTCAATACGCTTACGTTCATTTTCAGCAGCTTGCACAGCGCGTAATTCAGCAGCTTCTTTTTCAGCCTTTAATCGAGCTTCGCGCTGTTCTGCCTCAGTCTTTTCACGTTGTACACGTTCAGCTTCAAAACGTGCTTTTTCTTCGGCTTCGCGGGTCGCTTTTTCGGCAGCTTCGCGGGCAATCTGAGCCTCACGTTCTTGTTGCTGGCGAAGTATTTCAGCTTGACGTAGGCGTTCTAATTCAGCCTGCTCAGCTTCGTATTTTTCGCGCTCTACCAATGCCTTGCGTAGTGTTTCCAATGTTTCAAATTTGGCAATTTTAATTTTTTCCTCATACTCTTCAAACATGGTACCCATTGGTACTTTTTCTAAATAACGAATATTCGAGGCTAAAACCTCCGCATCAACATTAATGTTTTCAGGCAATAAAAAGTCTGTAATCTCTTTTATTGCATTTTCATGCTTCGCCACACGATCTTTTTCGGCCTGCTCCCATGCATCACGCGGCGCCAAAATTTCGTTGCGTAGCTCATCAAATTTCTTCACAACCGAAATACGATCATCATCAATGACCTTAATTTGCGCCTTTTGTTCAGCTACCAATTCTTTACCGCACTTTTCAATTAGTGTTTTCGATTTACTAATCTTCATAGCCAGTGAACCGATAGCATCACGTCCTTTTTTTGTTGTGACATCTGGCACATGAGAGCGCACTTCTTGGGCAATGCGCTCGAATAATTCATTAGTTCCGCCAGCCTTAGAGAAGGCAGCAACTATCACGTTCTGTTCTAATATTTGTAATTCGTTTACCGGTGCATTCATATTCTTCTCCTAAGCAACCTGTGCCAATTCCATCCCAAACAATCCAATCTCCCGCTTCACATCTTCTAAATTCGTGAAGTAATCAAACTGCTGGGTCGTCAATTCATCAATTGCGATAAACTCATCGTTAAACACACAGTCATCCGGCAGGCCGCGGTAAGTCTTAACTGTGCACACCTGGTCTGTATCCACCGTACCGTCTTGCAGCACTAAGATGGATAGCGTGACGCGCTGGGTGTGCAAGTCATCAAGCAGCATGTACTGCGTATCCAGATGCAGTTCGATGCGGCCAAAATAGTGAGCTGCAAAATCAGGGTCGTAGTCATGAGTGCTGAACTGCTCGGCAAAAGCGGTTTTGATTTTCATACCCGGCGCTCCTTCAAAATTTCTCTCACCTCAGTAGCTACCCTGCCAATATCCTCGTCATTCATTTTTCCAGTGCCAACCAAGCAAATAATTGCCTTAATTTCCGGCTTACTCCAATCGCTATCCGGCTTAGAATCCCAGTACAGCTTGAATACATGATTGCCATTCTTGTCAATGCTGAACATTGAGAACGTATTGAAACGCTGACGCTCAAGAAACTTTTGAAGCTTCTCTTTATCGCCACTGTAGGCGTGAAAATTTGGCTTAGCACTCATACCGCCTCCTTCATCACAACAAGCTGTTCTTCAAACTCAGTAGTAAGCTCTGCAACGATTTTGCTGGTCATACCTTCTTCAAAATCAGGCGCACCTAAATCGCGGTCATCCGGGGTGATAAATCGAATTTCCCCAAGTTCAATCCATTGCTGACCATCTTCATTGACTTGCAGAACCTCAACTTGTAGTGAGCAATCCTCCTGACCTTCTAGCCATACGATTGCCTTGCCGATAGATTCCGTGCCTTCGTGTTCATGTGGGTAAAGCTTGCCTTGAACTGATAGTTCTTGAAGGGCAACGAATGGTTTAGCCTGATTGATAGAGACTTCAACTTCTTGTGCTGGCCCACTTGCATCGGCGTAGTTGCAGCCTGTGATTAACGAAGCTGTAAGCAGGGTAATGAGTTTGGCGTTCATACAGCACCTCCGAATACCTGGCGAAGGGCAGCTACAACTTGCTTGATTTCTTCTTCGGTGCGCCAAGCACCAAACGCAGCCCTGTTTTCATCCGTTGTTTCGCAATCGTAATTGTCCCAGTCGTAACAAATCTTCCTATTGCTATCTATGTAGTAGTATTTATCACCTTCTTTCGGCTCAAAAGGCGCAGGCACTTCAATGCCGTTGATGGTGATAGTGTGAGGGGCGAGGCGGAATTTCCAAGTTGTATCTTCATTCAAGAAAACACCAAGGTTGTACTGATCCCAAAAATGATCAGTAATAGTGGTCCAGCGATCCGCAACAGAATCTTCATCACATTTGTACTGAACAACACCATCAGCCACTTTGGCTAGCGCCTCTTTCCCGCTAATCAACTTGCCTTCATCATTATTTGCATTCATAATTAATTCACTCACTGTGGGTGGGTCGGGCCTCAAGTTGCTGGAACAACGTTGGGGCTTTTTATTTTGTTGATAGAAAAATAATAACGTTGTTATTATTAATATGCAATAGCATTGCTAGTAATTTTTAATATTTTAATAATTGAGTTACAAAAAAACCCGCTCAATGGCGGGTTGTTAATAATAAAGTTATTGCTTAGTGGTAGCGAGCAGCTCTTTTAAACATTCTTCTGTGCTCTACAACAGTGCCGATAATTTCTACACGGCTTCGATCTGAGCGAATGATAGGAAAATCTGGGTTTAATGGCACCAGGTCAAAAACTTCTTTTCCTTCTTCATTGATTCCGCGTGAACGGTATTTCTTAAACGTAATACCCTCTGGATCTTCAGCCATTACAAAATCAGTAGGCTGTGGCTTCACTTGGGTGTCAATAATAATCAAATCACCATCCCTAAAATCTGGCAGCATGCTATCTCCAATAACATAAGCACCAAATGAATTAGGACTCACATCTACACTTACAAAAATAAAATTATCCGATGGCATTTGTATCGCCTCCCGCCAGTTCCCTGCTTGTACATAAGTAAGGATAGGGACTCGCTTAAGGCCATCAAAGTCAGCTATTTCAATATTATTATCTGCATAGTCTGTAATCTCTACAAGTGCAGACTCTAAACCAGCCGCCAATTCAGGGCTGATTTCATTGGCAGGCACACCAAAGTAATTAGACAGCTTAATTAAAGCATCTAAATTTAGTGGTGTGCGCCCATTCAGGTATGCACTAAAGGCTCCTTGCGTATTCCAGCCGCATGCATCGGACACGTCTTCCTGAGTGACCTTCTTGCCCTTGCTCTTTGCGGCAGCTTTGAAGTTCTCCCAAGCGCTTCTCAAGCGTTCAGCATCTTGCTGGCGTTCAGGTGAAAGCGGTTTCCTAATCATGATGCACATTTCTATTTCTACCCTTTGGTGCATTAAATCTTAATAACGTTATTATTAAACAACAAATAACAATGTTATTGCAAGTAGATAATAGCAATGTTAGTATTTAATCGTTTTCCACTAACAATGTTATTTCTATGGAAACGATACTTTTAAAGGACATGGTGGAGCGTGACGGGCAGATGAAGGCAGCCGACAAAATTGGATGCCATCAAACTGCGGTTAGTGCAGCCATAAGAAAGAAACGGGAAATCTACCTGGAGCTCAGAAACGGAGAAGTTGTGGCCGGTTATGAGATTAAGCCAGCTCTTGGCCTTCCGTTTATCAAAAACAAAAAAGCCTGATGGTTCAGATCAGGCTTTTTTACCTAACAACTCATGGAGTTAATAGATGAATACTAAGATTCAGCTAAATATAACACAAGTGAAAACAATGTCCAGTCTGGAGATTGCTGAGCTGTGTTTAAAACGCCATCCCGATGTTAAGCGTGACATTGAAGTGATGTGCAATCAATTAATGGTAGATGTGAGCAATTTTGCTCATATCTATTTTGACTCAATGAATCGTCAGCAAACTGAATACCGACTAGATAAAGAAACAACTCTTTGTCTGGTTGCAGGGTATTCAGCACCACTTCGGATGGCAATTATTAAGCGCTGGCAAGAATTAGAGGGTGCAACTCGCTTACCCCAATCCTTCGCTGAAGCCCTCCAACTGGCAGCAGATCAAGCCAAACAACTTGAACTGGCAGCGCCAAAAGTTCAGTACTTCGACACTGTGGTAGAGCGTTCAAATCTGCTGAATGCGACGCAAGTGGCTCAGAAGGTTGGCATGTCTGCAGTGTGCATGAACAAGTTACTTGACGAATTAGGCGTATATAACCGCTGCATCAAACGTAGTCGCGTTTTTCAACAATGGTTTATTGATCAGGGACTAGGGGAGCTTAAGCAAACAGAAGCTGGCTACCCACAAGCCATGTTTACAACCAAAGGAGAAGCATGGGTAATTCAAAAATTCGTGTCAGAGGGAGTAACAGCATGAGTTTAGATGCTTCTTTATGGGCTTGGAAAGCGCCAGTAAAGTCAGCAACTCAAAGACTTGTGTTGTTGTCTCTCGCTGATCGTGCTGGCGAAAACCACACCTGTTTCCCTAGTGCACAACGTCTAGTTAAAGATACTTTGCTAGACCGTAAAACTGTTTTAGGTGCTATCACGCAAATGATTGCTGATGGTTTGATTAAAGATACAGGCAAACGTGTTGGTAATGGAGTTCGAGTTTTACAGCTTATTGGGGTGAATGGCCGCGAAGTAACCGATACCGAAATTGGTACCGGTACCAAAAACGGTACTAGTACCAAAAAAGGGATGCCTACCAGTACCAAAAACGGTACCTCTACCGGTACCAAAATTGGGATACAGAATCTCCCAATGAATCTATCAATGAATCTCTCATGCGAACACGAGTGGATTCCTAATTTAGAACAGCTGGTCTCGGTATTAAAACAGAAAGGGCATGAGCGTAATCTCAAGCACATTATCGAGCTACCTAGTTTTGAATTTGAGCTAGGTCATTTCAATGAGCACAACTCTGGTCGCCTAATTGGTGATGGCAAAAAACTCTATTCATTCGCTACATGGATCACTGACAAGTTTGAGCGCCATGTAAAAGCCAATCCTGAATACTTGAATCAGGTACCAACTCAACCTGAACGGCAAACCACTGTTACACCACCTCCAATGATCCGCAAATCATACAAGGGGGTGAACAATGGATAAGCTGTATTCAATAGCAACAGAACAAGGCGTTCTATGTTCATTCATGACCTTGTCAGACGGCATAGACCAGCTCATTGAGAAGGCTAAGACCGAATGGTTCTTTGCTCAACGTCACCAGGTCATCTTCACTGCAATCAAGGCAATCCATGATCGTGGTGAAAATATCGATGTGCTGTTAGTTCAGGATGAAATCAATAAGCGTATTGAAGACCGCCAGCAAGTACCTGAAGAGTATCTTCTTGAGCTGATGGGTGCACCTGTAGTGATCAGCACCTTGGAAGAGCATCTGGATAAGCTGAAACGCCTATCTGTACGCAGAGCCTATGCAGATGTAGCCCGACTCATGCAGGGCATGGCAATGGATTTCACAACCAGTGTTGATGATCTCATGACCAAGGCTCAAAACCTTCTGGCTGATGTGAATCATAGCGATGACTCAGGAAATCTGCGAAGTGCATTTGAGCTAGTCGGTAATCTCTATGTTGATATTGCAGAGACCATGGAGGCGCGTGCTAAAGGCCAATATATCGAGACAGGTATTCGTACCGGCTTTATCGCCTTGGATAACAAGATTGGCACTCTGGAGCGTGGCAATCTGATCATCATTGGTGCCCGTCCTTCAATGGGTAAAACCACTTTCATTCAGAACATCATGGCAGACATGGCAGTGAATCAGGATCTTTCCGTTCTGTTCATGTCTTGTGAAATGACAGATGAAGAAATCTCCAAACGCCTTACCAGTGGCCTGAGCGGTATCCTGTTAAAGAAAATTAAAGCCAAGCACATTGAGCAGGATGAATGGCCATTGTTCATGCAAGCCAGTGAAGCATTAAAAACCGCAAAGCTTGCTGTGAATGACAAATCCAATGCATCCCTTAGCGATATTCGTGAATCTGCCCGCCAGCTTAAGTTCAAGCATGGCCGGATCGATGCAATTTTTGTCGATTATCTCCAGCTCATGAAAAGCCCGGTTAAGTCAGACAACAAAGTTGTTGAGGTGGGCGCGATTTCAATGGGCCTGAAAGCGATTGCCAAGGAGTTTGATTGTGTCGTCGTCGCTTTGTCTCAGCTAAGCCGCCAATTGGAAAACAGACCAAACAAGCGGCCTGTGAATAGTGATCTGCGTGAATCGGGCCAGATCGAACAGGATGCGGACGTAATTCTCTTTATCTATCGCGATGAGGTCTACAACAAGGACACCAAACAGCCAGGCGTTGCGGAAATCATTGTAGGCAAATGCCGTGATGGTGAAACCGGAACGACTTACTTGGCAACCGATCTGGCAAGAGCATCTTTCTGTGAGCTGGATGCGAAGTATTACGAGAGTATGGGAGGTGGGGTGTGAAGGATCAACATGACAACAAAACCGTGGATTGGGTTCGATCAAAGCACGCAGTCAGACAAGGCGAAAAAATGATTCTGGTCTTGCGTCGCATGATTGCTAAAACAGGACGCACCTCAGTTAAAGAAGTAAATGAATGGATTGGTGGAACAGCTCGACCAGCTAGAACATTTGTGGAGCAGCTTGAATTGGCCGGGTATGTAGCCGGGGATAAGCAAAACCCAGAAGGTTTTAAACCAACAGAAAAAGCCAAACAGCTATTTGGAGCAAATCCATGAAAAAGACAAAGCAAAACCTGTATGCAGAGTGGGAAGTTATTTCAATGGCTGAGTGGCTGGAAGGTCTTGGTCGTAATCCTACAAATGACGAGCTGATTGCAACGTACAAAGGGAATTTTTTTCCACTTTATCTGAATCGCCAGGTGGATAAGAAGCAGATCTGGACACTCACGATTCAAACCACGCTACAAGGTGATGATGGCTCTACTCATGAGTATGAAATGGAATGGGCATTTAACAAGCCGATGAGCATGGATGAGGTATTAAACGGTGCCAAACATATCAGGCTTGAAGAAGGTGGAATTAAGAAGCGGTGGATTGGTGTAACCAAAAACTGGCTCAAGGATCTGGACGCTGAATTTGATGATTCGTACAAGGCGGTTAAAGCGGTTGCGATTGCTCGTTGTACTGCCGTAGTTGAGCAGAGAAATCCAGCAGCGGTGCTACTAGGCAAGATGATCAGTTGGGGAGCCACCGCATGACTAAGCATGACAACGTGGGCCAGGGGAAGATTATGAAAGCGACTGAGTTTGTTAAGAAGTTTGGGTGGGAGCGCGCGAAAAGAGAAGTTGCATTGATTGGAACGATTGCAGTTATTACAGGTGATCGAGACTGGTTATCTGACCTAAAACGCCTTGTTGAGAGTCATGAGCTTGTTGAGGGTTACGGAACGGTAGAAGAAGCAAAGGGGTTTTTACCAAAACTTAGAATGGATTCTCATGATGAGCTTAAACAAGCCATCGCAGACGTGGAGGCATGCCAATGAGATCAGTTGAAGATATGGCATTCGAACTCATTGCTCGTGAAGTGTCGCGAGTAGGGGTTTCATCTGTTGACCCAGAGAAGATTAACGAAGCTTGGGCTATTGCAAAGGATTTCCAGCAGAGAGCGAATGAGGCATGCCGAGGCGTACCAACCGCCATTCTCGAAGCTGAACGCCGGAAATGTGAGAACTGCTGGGTTGATGCAACAGTAGATGGTTCGGTACGGGACTGTATTAAGTGCGGACAGCGTAGGGAGGAAGGGTGATGGAAGAACTAAATTACAAAGAACTACAAGAGAAAGGCGTCTTTGATGTTCCGTATAGAGCTTTTCAGTTCATGCAAGAACAACAAGCCATCATCGACGACCTAAAAGCCCAGCTCAACAACATGGAGGCTTGTTATATCGAGGTGAAGAAAGAGAGGGATGAACTTGAGGCAGCTAAGCGTGATTACGTTTGTGATTGTGGGTATTTAGATTCACCAGATTATGAGGAATGTGATTGTAGGAAGCATTCAGAAGATTTGGCGAATGAGGTAATTGCTGAAATCGTTAAAAAGGCAAATTTCGCAGGTTTGGAAGAATTGCTCGATGAGTTGAAATGCCGGGCAATAAGGCATGGTGTTTTATTGAATAAGCAAGCTCTGCGAGGTGAACATGATTAAAGGAACTTGGCAAATTGTGCAGTGGTGTCCTGATCTTGTGACCAGGGAGTGGCTAAATATCGGCGTGGGCTTTCGAGAAGCTGATAAGCAGCATTTTAAATTTTTAAGTGATTTTAAAAAAGTAGAAGCGCTCTACAACTCTGACACAAAACACCATCTGGTTGCTGTGCTCGAATTGGTTGAGAGATTTTTCAGCAAAGGCCATTTTGATTTTTCACATCAAATTAAAATTTTAGAAATTGGATTTCAGCAAGGAATATCGGTGGAGGAGAATCTAAACCGCTCCTACGAAAGGGTTGTGACATTGCGAGGTGAGCCATGAATCACCGTGATCTATGTGAAATTGGAGCAAAGTTTTTAAAACGCCCTGAATCTGCTAACGGCCACGGCTGTCACTTCACCATTGTTGAGGCGGCTTGTTACGGGGAAAACCCAGATGTATTTGGTGTGCGTCATGGAATGAATCGAAACGGCATGGGGACATTTTTACTTGAGGCCAAAACAAGTCGCTCTGATTTTTTGGTGGATAAAAATAAGCCTCATCGTCTTAATCCAGCACAAGGCATGGGTAAGTATCGCTATTACATCTGCCCAACCGGATTGATTAAACCTGAGGAGCTACCGGACAAATGGGGCCTGATCTATGTCAGCCCTAAGGGCATTTGTAAGGTAGTTGCTGGTGTCCTGGCTGTGCCAAGAATTAAGAGACTTAATCCATATAGCAATAAAAATGAAAGTTGGCCGGACCATCGAAAAATCCAAGAGAATCTTGAATTAATGGCTTTTGAAGAGAGAAACATTCAAAACGAAATGAATCTCCTCACGATGGCCTTGGCCAGATTGAAAGACCCGGAGCAGATTCTTTATATGCAAAGGAACTATTCAAAGCTAGAGGCTCAGAATCAGGAGATGCAGCGCAAAATCTACCGACTTGAAAGGGATATAAGCCTGTCTCAAATGCCACAAATTTTAGATAAGGCAATTATGCGAGGTGAGCATGACTAGATTCCAACAAGAAACCGCAGTGCTTCTAATCTGTAACGTCATTCTTTTTGCAGAGTTTAAAACAACTCTACTTGGGTTTGTGATGCTCTTTTTGACATCGGCATTTGTTGTGATGATGTGGCGAGGTGAGTCATGAAAACTATAGCAATTGCACTTTTGCTTCTTGTTTCAACGCAGGCAGACGCCTCATGCAGATATGAAGCGAGGGTTCGTTTAGGCCTATCTTGGTACACGGTTGATATAAAGACTGAAAAACCATTAACCAGAAGAGAAGTTATTAGTCGCTTAGCACAAAAGTACAACTTCAATGATGTTGGTGCTATTAACGAAGTTACGGGGTGCCAATGACTAACCTCCGCATTACTGCAACACAAGCGCGCAAAGCCGGACTAGGCCCTCGATTTGGTGTGAAAACCAAGTCGGGGAAAAAGAAATCCAATCCAGATCCAATGCCAAAGGTTCCGGTTCATCTGGTCGAAGGTCAGGGATTTGGGCCGATGAACAATGAACTGCTTTGGTGTGAAGTTTTAATCACACCTCCTTCGGTAAATCACTACTGGATTCGAGGTAAGAACAAGACCAATCGACTCAGTAAGCGTGCAATCCACTTTATTGACGTTATGAAGCGTTTTATTGAGCCGGCAGGGTATTTGGGCAGAGTTCGCGTAAAGATCGAATACGCGCCACCTGATGCGAAGGTAAGAGACATCGATAACATCGTGAAGCCTTGCTTTGATGCACTGTCAAAAGCTGGACTGATTCAGGATGACAGTCAGGTGGATGAACTGACAGTTAAGCGGTTGCCAGTCTTCAAAGGCGGAAAGCTGGTAATTCAGGTTGAAAAGTTGAAGGTATAAGGGGAACGGGATGAATGCGGCAGTGAAAACACAAGTAATGGATTGGGCGAAATATACAATTGATGGCTGGCTGGAGCAGTTCGGGGCTTGGTGTGAAACTGAGCGCATGAGAGGAGGAGACTATCCCGATGGTTTGCATATTAATCAGATTTACTGGTTGATGCGTGAAGCAGGCAAGGAAATGCCGAAGGGTAAGGCTTATATCCGTTGTGAGATTAGCGACTATGAAGCAGATCAGGTGCAGGCGTTGTTGAGGAGTATTTTTCAATCCGAGTCAGTGGACTTCACAGCCAAGTATGCGGTGATGTGTCTGGTGAAGCACAAGGTCGAGAATCGTAGTTTAAATGCTGTGGCTCATATGACCAATCAAAGCAAGCCGATAGCTCACATGATGATTAACTGTGCTCGCTATTTCATCCATTCCCGCGATAACAGACTAAAAATTGGCTAGATATTGACTGGTATACCGAGATATGGCATATTTCGTGTATAGTGCGCTTGAGTAGTCGGGTACACTAGTCATATAAAGCTCACCAAATGGTGGGCTTTTTTTTGTGCCTGAGATTTCTTAAACCTGAACAATTGGTGATCTTATGAAATAACGTCAGCCATTAGGTAATTCGGATTTGTGACGCTGTGTATTAACTTACTCAGCTATCAGCGCAAACGGTGGGATGCAGAAACCAGCCGTATAAATCGGTTTGAATCCAGTGTGACTTCATCAAGCACTGAGTTAGCCACAGAGCCATCAGCTGGGGTGATTCCCCGAACAATACGCGAACGAAAGACACAAAATCCAATCAATAGCTAACTTTGAGAAGTGAGTAGTGTTAAGTAGCGGTAGATCAGTTGCCGAGCTGGTCAATATCGTAATCTAAGGCAGGGTGTGGCAATTTGCCATGCCCTTTTTAATACGTCAGATTCTGATAAGGAGAAAAGGAATGCTCCGATACATACGCCAGATATTCTGCTTCCACTGTTGGGAGTTTGAGAATGATGTGTTCAGGGTGAAGGAATGCAGGAAGTGTGGGAAATGTGAGAGTGCGTGAGCGCTCTTTTTTGTTGTCTAAAAAAGGTAAACCATGTCAGAACAAGAGATTGAAAAAGAGATTCAAGATAAAGGCCTTAATGCTCCACGCTTAACACCAGATCATATTGATTCAGTTATTCAAAGTGTTCATTACTTTACGGCTGGTGATGGTTATGCAGGTGCGCTTGCATCTTCTGAAGAATTTAACTCACTGCCTGAAGGTGAGCGATTCATCAATCCACCACAGCAGCTTGACCTATTAACCTTCTGCGTAATCGTTTTGGAAAACGGTTTCACGGTTACAGGTGAATCAGCATGTGCAAGTCCAGAAAACTTTAATGCCAAGATTGGTCAGAAAGTTGCGTATGGAAATGCTCGTGAAAAGATTTGGGAGCTTGAAGGTTATTTGCTGAAAGAAAAGCTTTACCAAGATTCGATAGATAAAGAATTTTAAGCCCTCTTCGCAGGGTTTCTTTTTGGGTGGTCAATATGAAAGAGCAGTTGCTTATTGAAAAACTGGGCGCTGAAAAAGTACAGAATATTCTCAGCAATGCACATGATGATGCAGTCTATTACGTTGATGAATGGAATGAACATTTTAAGGTGCATGGTTATTGCACAGATAAATGCATTATTGGTGTTCACAATCCACATACACATTACAAGCTGAGCGCACTGAGAAATACCTTGAGGTGATCAATATGTCATGCAAAGGCTGTGAGGCACGACGCGAATGGATCAGGAAGCAAGTAGATGAAGCCAAAAGACGAACCAAAGTGCTGTTGCAACGACTTGCTCTTAAAGATTCTGGAGCAGAACAATCAGTTGATTCAGCAAAACAATCAGCTCATTCAGATCAACAGTGAACAGAATGCTCAGGTTAATGAGCTACTGATTCAGATTGAAGGCAATGAGAATGATGGACCGAAGTCACCTTATTTGGATGGGTAGATATGTTTGAGTCAATCAAGAAGTGGTTTAAGCGACCTGTCATTATTAATTTCACGGTTGAACCTTTATCACCAGATGCAGCAATCAATGTGCTTAAGTATGAAAAGGAGATTACTCCTGAGCTTGCAGAACATATCAGGAGAGCATGGCCAGAGTTCTGTGAGGCGAAAGCTGTGATTATTGGTGCAGGCATGACACTTGAGCAGTTGAGTGATGAGCAGCTTAAAGATATTGGGTTAATGCGGATTAGAGACGAGTAAAGATTATGAAATATACAGACACGCGATTACAAGTCGCAGGTATTGAAGTTCCAGGCACTGGTCGAGTTGGCTCTCAGCGTACACGAGTGCGCCTGAGCAATGGAATGTACTTGGGTGACGTACAAGACTTATCTATAAATGCCAATCAAGGCGACATGTGGTCGGTTGATGTTGTTGTTCGCACTTTGCTTACCAACCAACAAGTACTAGAACTATTTGGAAAGATTGGCAATGAAACTACAACAGCTCAAGCCGAGACTACAGACAGTCAAGGAGCCGAGACCAACCAAGGTTAATTGGGGCAGTGGTCGTGGTGGTAGACCTTGGCGCAGACTTAAGCAGAAGATTCATTTACGTGATGGCTGGACATGCTGTTCATGTGGTCGCGTGACGCATGAACTTGAGTTGGACCACATCAAGAACGTGGCTCAAGGTGGTACGGATGATGAGAAGAATCTACAAAGCCTATGCGTGTCATGTCATAAGAAGAAGACCAACAAGGAGAGTCGGGTATGAGTGGATTTACTAATCTTCCAGATGACGCTACTCACAAGGTAGTTTGGGGTGAGCTGGCTGTCTTATTCAAGCGGTCTAATGGTGCTTGGTACACTTGGGTTGGAGGCGACTGGCATAGGGCATGGGAATTTAAGTTCTGGTGGTGTTTTGGCTGGAAGATGCAGACTAGAATCAGTTCTATTACACACAAGATGATCCCTATAAAACGCATAAAAGATGACGTAGGAAACCCCAGTAGGCAGGGGGGAGTAAAATCCTTAAAAATCAGTTGGTAGCGGACACCACCGCCCATCCCATTTATAAAAAAATTCCCGGTTTTAACGCCTTGTTATGGTGAGGTTTCATGTTATGGCACTTACAGATCGAAAACTTGCCTTCGTGGAAGCAATCAACGAGGGTTTAAATCAAACAGACGCAGCAATACAGGCAGGTTATTCAGAACACACAGCCCAAGTGCAAGGTTCACGATTAATGAATGACCCGGATGTTATGCAAGCCCTTGCTGGCGAGATTGGTGATGGTGAAATTAATATTCCCAAAACTTCTGACCCCTTAGAGTTTTTACAGACTGTCTGGAATTCAAACGGACTCGAAGTAAAAGATCGGATTGCAGCAGCACGAGCCGCACTACCTTACAAACATCAACGTCTTGGTGAAACTGGTAAGAAACAGGCAAAAGAAGAGAATGCTAAAAATGCCACTCAGGGTGGTGGGAAGTTTGGAACACTGGGTTCACAGTTGAGGAGCTAATCATGCCTTTTAATATGCCGTTTAATCCTGAAGACTTGATAAGTGAATTATCAGACAAATACTTTGCAATGACACCGCAAGGGAGGCAGCAATTTTTGTTTGGTGAGTTTAAGACAAAACAAGAAAGTCAGCCAATTTGGATTGGTATTGATTACTCTGGAAAGAAAGACCAAACGATTAAGTTTAAAAATACAGGATTTTCAATAGAAGTAATTTAAGCCACCTTCGGGTGGTTTTTTAATGCACCAGTTTTGGATGAATCCGTAGGCGATACGGCAAGTATGCACAATGGCTAGCGAGGCGAGGTGAATGCGCATGAGCTATCAGGTTTGAGCTGAGTACCGTAAGAAAACTCACACATTGTGCTGAATTTCACAAGCAAGGGTTCGCAACTTGCCATCCAAGTTTAATAGGTAATTTATGTCAGCAATGCTCCCAGACTGGACAACAGCGTGCCCAGATTGGGAGGAACGTATTGTTGCCAAACAATCTCTCATGCCGTGTAAGCCGCTATTTCCTGATGTGGCAGACATTGCGCTAAGAATATTTAATGAGTTAATCCTGGTTGATGTGATGGATAGCCCGAAAATGGGTGAAGTCACATTGCCTTGGGTGCTTGAATTCGTTGCAGCAATCTTTGGTTCATACAATCCTGAGACCAAGCGCAGACTGATTCGTGAATTCTTCTTATTGATTTCAAAGAAAAATACTAAGTCTACGATTGCAGCCGGAATCATGATGACTGCATTGATTCTGAATGATCGGAAATCAGCAGAACTCATTATTATTGCACCAACAAAAGAAGTAGCGGACAACTCATTTAATCCGATCCGAGACTTTATTCGAGCCGATGAAGAACTGTCGGAGATGATCAATATCTCTGAGCACACAAAGACAGTAACCCACTTGGGTACTGGCGCAACACTGAAAGTTATTGCAGCAGAAAGTAATGCGGCTGCTGGTAAAAAGGCTTCGATCATTCTGATCGACGAGGTTTGGCTCTTTGGTAAACGTGCCAATGCTGAATCAATGTTTCGTGAGGCAAAAGGTGGTCTGGCATCACGTCCCGAAGGTTGTGTGATTTATCTGTCTACGATGTCAGATGAAGTGCCATGTGGTGTATTTAAGCAGCTTCTGGACTACGCCCGAGATATTCGGGATGGCATCAAAGTTAATCCGCAATTCTTGCCACTGATTTATGAATTTCCGAAGTGGATGCTTGAAGCAGGCGAACACTTAAAACCTGAAAACTTCTACATCACCAACCCGAATCTAGGCGCATCGGTTGATGTGGATTATCTGATTAATGAATTTGAGAAGGTTAGGGATGCAGGCGAAGAATCACTAAGAGACTTTCTGGCCAAGCACTTAAATGTTGAAATCGGCATGAACCTGCGAGCTAACCGCTGGGCTGGTGCTGAATACTGGCTGAAACAAAAACACGTTTTCACACTCGACGACATTATTGAAAAGTCAGATGTAATCACGATGGGCATTGATGGTGGTGGCCTGGATGACTTGCTTGGATTTGCGGTTTTGGGCCGACATGCGAAAAGCCGTAAATGGTGGCTTTGGAATCATGCATGGGCCAATAAAATTGCAGTCGAAAGGCGTAAAGAAAATGCACCTAAATATGCTGACTATGAGAAGGAAAAAAGCCTGACCATTGTTGAGCGTATTGGAGACGACCTTCATCAGCTGGGGGTGATAGCTAAGAAAGTCTTTGACTCTGGAAAGCTGGATAGAATTGGCTTGGATAAGATGGGAATGGGTGGGCTTGTTGATGGGCTGCTTGCTGCTGGAATACCAGAAGATAACCTTATCGCAGTACCGCAGGGCCACCATCTTATGGGCTACATTCTTACAGCAGAACGCAAATTGGCAGAAGGCAATTTGTACCATGCAGGGCAAGGCCTTATGACGTGGTGTGTAGGAAATGCGCGTATCGTGATGATTGGTAACAGTATGCGGATTACTAAACAGGAATCAGGTGTTGGGAAAATTGACCCGCTGATTGCTTCATTCAATGCTATCGCACTCATGAGCATGAATCCTGAGCCGTCACAGAAAGATTACAACGTCTACTTTATTTAACTAAACCATATTAACCAAAGCTCGCATTAAGCGGGCTTTTTCTATTGGGAGAGCCTTATGTCTGCTCTACATAAAACCTTTGGCTCTGTCGAAATTAAGAGCCTTGATGAGCAAAAGCGAACCTTCAAGGGAATCGCCAGTACACCAAACCAAGATCGTGCCAAGGATGTAATGGTGCCAAAAGGCGCAGAGTTTAATCTGCCTATGCCTTTACTTTTCCATCATGACCCACGTTCAGCCATTGGCCATGTGACAAGCGCAAAAGTCACTGCGAATGGCATTGAGGTCGAGATTCATATTCCTGAAATCGAGGAAGATGGCGACCTAAAGCGCGAAGTTGATAAGGCCTATCAGTCATTGAAATATGGTTTGGTTAAAGGCTTATCAGTCGGATTTATCCCGAACTGGGATGAGGCGGAAATGATTAAGGGTGGTGGCATCCAGTTCAACTCATGGGAATGGTATGAGCTTTCATTGGTGACTATCCCTTGTAACCGTGAATCAGAAACAGAATTTTCAAAAGCATTTGAGGAACACAAAGCCGCGTTGGGTAAAAAACCTCAAGACGTTCCAGGTGGCGCTTCGCCTGAACAAAAACACGTTGTCGTAAAACTTAATAGCCCAACAAAGGGTGGAGTGAAATTAGTATGAACAAATATTTAAAACAGCTGCTTGATGCTCTTGCTGCTAAAAACTTAGAGCTTCAAGGCCACATGACCAAATCTTTAGATGCTGGACAAACACCGGATGAAGAAGCTGAAAAGTCTATTCAAGCAGTTGAAGCTGAAATTGAGCAAATTGAAAAGAATATTACTCGCGTTAAAAAACAAATTGCTGCTGCCGAAGCTGCTGCAAAAACCGCGACTCCTGTTGATGGTGAAAGCGAAGAAGGTGCAAAAAAATCAGCTGAAGGCGATCCAGACCCTGGTAAAAAAACCAAAGTTGAAATTGTGCCACTCGCTAAAGGTGTTGGCTTTGCTCAATATGCCCGTGCAAAAATCTTGTCACAATTGGCAGCAAAAGAGGGTAACTATAAGTCAGCACTTGAGATTGCGAAAGAGCGCGGCTTTGGCGATGAAGTTCAAGACCTTGTGACAAAGGCAACCTTGGGCACCACGACTGATGCGGGATTTGCAGCATCACTGGTTACCGAAAACCGCCTTGTTGGTGAATTTGTTGACATGCTTCGTGCCGCAACTGTATTTGACCAACTTGCAGGCTTTCGTAATGTGCCGTTTAACTCCAAAATCCCTAGCCAGTTAACCGGCGGTCAGGCGCAATGGGTGGGTGAAGGTGCTCCAAAGCCATTAACAAACCCAACATATGGTGAAGTTGAAATCAAAGAGCATAAGCTTGCTGCGATTACTGTCTACACACAGGAGTTAATGCGTCGTTCTGATCCGGCAGTTGATGTTCTGGTTCGTGATGATCTGATTGAAGCATCAAAAACTTTAATTGATAACACATTCCTTGATGCGGGTGCTGCTACAGCGGTTCGCCCTGCAGGTCTACTGAATGGCATTACTGCTACCGCCAATACTGGCACCACAGCAGAAAACTATGAAGCCGACCTACTGGCCTTAGTGAATAGCTTTGTGACCGCAAACCTCTCGCTGGATGGTGCGTACTTCATTATGTCTGAAACGCGTGCTGCTCAGATCAGCCTACTTCGTGATGCTTTGGGCCGTAGTTATTTTGAAGGTATGGCACTTCGTGGTACTCGCACGCTGATGGGTATTCCAGTTATCACCTCTCAGACTGTTGGCAACAAGATTATTCTTGTGAAGACTTCTGAAATCCTGCTTGCTCAGGATGGTGGTGTGGATGTGTCTTACTCTGATCAAGCGACTCTGGTTGATGGTGGTACGACTCATCACTTATGGCAAGAAAACAAATTTGCGGTACGTGTTGAGAAATTCATCACATGGGCGAAACGTCGTCCAATCGCTGCGGCATTCCTGGATTACACACCATAATCTAAATTGAATGCTTCAAAAACAGCTCCTTACCGGGGCTGTTTTTATATCTAAGCATCACAATTGTTTAGCTATAGGAACAGTCTATGAAGATTAAATATTTAAAGATAACCCACGACTCTAATGTTGGGGATGTGAAAGAAGTTCCTGACTTTCAGGCAAACGTTCTGCTCAAGATTGGAGTAGCTGAAGCATATAAAGAGCCTAAAAAGGCTGCTCCAAAAGCGAAAAAAGAAGATAAAACTCAAGAATAGGATGTAAAGAATGGGCTTTTTCGGAAATTTATTTGGTAAAAAGAAATCTCTCCAAGGAGTCCATTCAAACCAAGGTTGGACTTCTTTGTTTGTGCATGAGCCATATGCAGGAGCTTGGCAGAAAAATGATGAACTGACCCGGGAGGATTTGGCGGCACATCATGCGGTATTTAGCTGTGTTTCTCTAATTTCTCAAGATATTGGCAAAATGCCGATTATCTTAAGAAAAAAACAGCAAGGTGTTTGGATTGATCAGGAAATACCAGAGCGTTTTAATGTTCTAAAGAAACCAAATCACTATCAGACATGGCAGCAATTCAGCGAGCAATGGACTACCTCCTTATTGCTTCGGGGTAATACCTATGCTTTTAAAGTCCGGGATATTTTCTCAGGCAGGGTTGTTGGCTTAAAAGTGTTAAATCCTGACTTGGTAAAGCCGTTGGTTAGCGACTCTGGTGATGTGTTTTATCAGCTTAATGATGATCGACTCAATCAGACTTCTCATGAAGTGGTGCCAGCATCTGAGATCATTCATGACCGTATAAACTGTTTCTACCACCCACTTGTGGGCTTATCGCCAATTACAGCCTGTGCGGTGGCGGCAGGGCATGGTTTAGAGATTCAGCAAAGCCAACGCCGACACTTTAGAAATAACAGCCGTCCAGGTGGAATTCTTACAGCTCCAGGACCTATTGATCCTGAAAAAGCAAAATCCATTAAGGCGCAGTGGAATGAAAACTACGGTGGTGCAAATGCCGGGTGCACAGCAGTTGTAGGGGATGGCTTGAAGTTTGAGGCTATTGCTATATCAGCTGCTGATTCACAGCTTATTGAACAGATGCGAATGACTAATGAAGTGATCTGTGCTGTTTTCCATGTGCCACAGTTTAAATTGGGTATTGGCACCATTCCAGCAGGGCAGAAAGTTTCAGATTTAAATGAGATTTACTACTCTGATTGCCTGCAAAGTTTGATCGAGGCTCGCGAAAACTTACTAGATGAAGGCTTAGGCCTAAAGACCTCAAATTTAGAAGCCTTTCTCGATCTGGATACTTTAATTCGCATGGATTCGGTATCTCAGATGCAACGACTTAAAGAAGGTGTTGGTGCTGCAATCATGACACCGAATGAAGCACGTCAAAAGCTTGGTTTAGAGCCGCTTGAAGGCGGTGACACAGTTTATATGCAGCAGCAGAACTATTCGCTTGAAGCATTGTCTAAACGTGACCAGAAAGACGATCCTTTTGGTAAGTCTGCACCAAATACACCTCAAATTACTGAAAATTCAGACCAAAAAGGCCAATATCAAGGCGTTTTTAAGGCTGAAAATCAATATAAATCAGGTCAGTTTGTGACGCATAAAGGCTCGCTATGGCACTGTGAAAAAGATCATTCAGGTGATTTTAATCACGAAAACTTCAAATTAGCGCAGAAGAAATGGGGTGAAGAATGAGTATTGTAAGTCTTGAGACCCTAAAGGAACATTTGCGCTATGACGATGATTCAAATGATTTGATGCTTCAGGGATATTTAGATGCAGCGGATTCGGTGGTGCTGAATTACATCACTGATGAGCTTGAACCTGATTACCCTAAAGCAATTCATCAGGCAATTTTATTACTGTGTGGATATTGGGATCAGTACCGCAATGCTGAGCAGGAAATGCCAGTAAATGGCAACTTTCTACCAATGCCGGTACAAAGCCTGCTTTATCCATATCGTAAGCCTACAGCGATTTGAGGTGGTTTTATGAAGTGGCTAAAGAAATTAATGGGCTGCCAGTGCTGGGCTTGTAAGAATGTGCGTTTAGGTGGTGGATATCAGCCTTGCCACAAGAAAGTGGTTGGTGAGCCAAAAGCACCCCCACGAAGAATATAGGAGGTTGTATGGCCCAACGTGCCGGCGAACTATGCCACCGTGTAACGATTCAACATAAAACCACGGTCTATGATGAATACAATTACGAAACTGAAGACTGGACTGAATACAAAAAGCTCTGGGGAAAGCTAGATTTCCTATCTGTTAAAGACTCTATCAATGCCAAGGCTGCCGGATCAGAAACTACAGCCCGATTAAAACTGCGTAAACGTGATGATATAGACTCAGGTATGCGCGTTTTATTTGATGGACTGACCTTCCAGATCGTTTCACCGCCTAAACCGGACAATGAAAATGGTCGGATTTATATGACGTTGGAGTTGTCTTTGGTAGGGTGAGGCTCTATTATTTAGGTACAGACTTAAATAAGCAAAATTATGAAAGAGCTCATTTTTTATGTAGCAATGTTCAGTATTCTTTATCTGATGTGTCTATTTACTTTGCTTGTTGCCGGTGCATCATTTGAAGTTATTAAAATCATCTCTCTTGGGTTTTTGGTGAGTGTGTTGGTTTGTTATCCCTTTTTCCTGAAAGTTAAAAAAATATTGTAATTATCCCAATTATAAAGCCCGCCTAGTGCGGGTTTTTTAATGCGAGGCATTTATGTCGGTAGAATTTAAACTCGAAGGTCTTGAGCCAGTTCAAGAGAAACTTAAAAGACTCGGTAATGCCCGCTTAATCAAAAATGCTGCTCGGCGCTCTATGCGTAAAGCCATGGCGATTGTACGCGATGCAGCCCGGGCTAATGCAAAAGGAATTGATGATCCAGAAACCGCAGAAAAGATCTGGAAAAATATTGCGATTGCTGCCGGTAAAACACGAAATCCAAATGAAGTGGTGATGCGTGTCGGTGTGCGGGGTGGTGCGTCATTCTCCAATCCAAACCCACCTAATACAAGTGGTGGGGATACCCGCCATTGGCGCTGGATAGAGTTTGGCTCAGTGCACAATCCTCCGGTTCCGTTCATGCGCCCAGCACTGCAAAACAATATTCAGGCAGTTATGAGCAGTTTTGCTCACAAGTTTAATGCTGAAATCGACAAGGAACTCGCCAAGTTATGAACATTTTACCCGTAGTTCCGACACTGAAAGCCAGTCCAGAAGTCACAGCATTGCTCGGCACCAGTCCTTTAAAAGTCTGGGAAGATATTGCGCCAAGTGGTACGCCTTATCCTTATGCAGTCTGGTCGGTAGTCACGGCAAATCCTGAAAACAATTTAGATTGCCCGGCAAATACTGATCATGTGTCATTCCAGATTGTAGTTTATGACACTCAGCAGAAAAGGGCTTCAGACATTCGGTCTGCAATACGAAAGGCATTAGAGCCGCATTGCTATGTCACTGGTATTCACCCAAACCATTTTGAGCGCATTGCTGACACTAATATTTTTGGCCGTGGCTTTGATGCGAACTGGTTTTTGGATAGATAAGTAATTTTTTAACCAAGCGTCCATATGGGCGCTTTTTTTATGCCTGTTTGTTTGTATTTGCGTTCTACATTCAGGCTCAAGCAACTCAAAAAGGAGTTAGTTATGAATGCTAAATTTAATCCTGTAATCAAATTGGTTGAAGTTCAAAAAGGCGAGCCAACCACCACCACTTTACAAATAGCATTAGGCCTAGGTATCCAGCATGCCAGTGTGATCAAGATAGTCCGAACATATCTTCAAGATATTCAGGAATTTGGACGAGTGAAATTTGAAAGTTCTTATGACTATGGTGGGTTAGTGAATTCTGGATTTGAAATCCGAAATTCAAACCAGGGTCGCCACACCCGGTATGCTGTCTTAAATGAACAGCAATCATATTTCTTAATGACCTTAATGCGTAACAGTCCAAAGGTTATTGATTTTAAGAAAGCCTTAGTAAAAGCATTCTTTGAAGCTCGCACATTACTACAAACGGATTATTTTGCTCTGATCCAGCAACGCGAGGCACTTAATGCAAAACTTGAATGTGAAAAAGAAATAGCGAGCGCATGTGGAAAAGGATTATCGACATGGAAAAAGCAGCGTGACTGCCTAACCACTGCGATTGCAAATGTAGATCGGCAGATTCAGCCATGTCTATTTGAATAAACAAATTTATTAAAACCAACGCCACCATCCGGTGGCTTTTTTATGCCTAAAGAGGAGTAGCTACTCATGGCGATTCGAACACAAGGTACAAGTATATTTATTTCAGATGGCACAACCATCACCGAGCTTGGGTGTATCACTGCACTTGATTTCGGTTCAGACTCTGTTTCTCGTATAGACAATACATGTCTACAGGAAACAAAAAGTAAAGCTTACGTTTCTGGGTTATCCGATCCGGGCGAAGGCTCTATTACATTTAATGTAGATGAAGAAGATGCATCACATTTAAAATTGTTGGAATGGGCTGACGATCGAACAGAGCTGACTTTCTATATCGGAGCGAGCGGGTCAACAGATAAGCCTACCATCTCCACTGGCACAGTCAGTGTTCCTACGACACGATCATTCTGGACGTTCCAAGGTAATCTTGCCAATTCAACCCCATCCATTGAGCAGGATTCTCTAGTCTCTTATCAAGTCTCAATGCAGCGATCTTCAGCTGTAACATTCATCCCAAAAACAGCATAAATATAATGCCCCGCAAGGGGCTTATTTGAGTACCAGATATGAAAAAATTAAGCTTAAGAGATATTAAGTCTGGCGCACTTATCGGCAAACCTGAAAAAGTAACCGTTCAGATACGGCTGAATGAAGAAGATACTGAGTTTGAGACTTTCATTAAGCCTTTTAACTACGATTCGGCTGTAGCGAATATGCGGGCTTATGGCGAGAACAAGGAAGCTCTGGCTGGGATAATTGCAAGCTGTCTCTGTGACGAAAATGGAAAGCTTGTACTTACCGAGGATGAGGTTCGAAGCAAGTTTAACCAAGCATTAGTAGATGCTGTATGGACTAAGATTGTTGAGATTAACGTATTGGGAAAGACGTTGAACTCAAGCCAGACGACGAGCTCCTTATCGAAATCGGAATCGCAACAGGAAGAACAGCAAGTGAAGTCAGTCAAACCCTCACATTCAAAGAAATCAAAAAATATGCCGCCTACATCAGAAAAAATGGAAGTTTCCACACAGGTCGAGTAATTGAGCTGGAGTTAGCAAAAATTCATCAATCTTTCTTGGCGTCAAAAGGTGTGAAAAATATTAAACTTTATAGCTTGATGACACATGCTGAAGTACCAAAAGAAGAAACGATTGAGGGCTTGCTGATGCGGCATGTAGCGGCATAAAGGAAATCAATCTAGGTTGGTTTCTTTTTGATTCAATTATTAGTATCGTGTCCTAGATTATAAAAATAGGATAGAAAGATGGATTTTGTAGCCTTGGATGTCGAAACTGCAAATTCAGACCCAAAGTCAATATGTCAAATTGGGGTAGCTGTTTTTAAGAATGGTGACCTGGTTGAAACGTGGAGTTCTTTGATAAACCCACGGTCACATTTTGACTTTATGAATAGTTCGATACACGGAATAACAGAGGAGAATGTTCGGGATGCTCCAATAATAGCTGATGTTAAAACCATATTAGATCAACTCGTTGGTGACAATATTGTTGCTATTTATTCTGGCTTTGACAAAGTAGCTCTTGAAAAGAATTTTCCTCAAATTAATTATAGTTGGCTGGACATTACAAAGGTCGTTAGAAGAACATGGGAACAAGTTGCGTACAGTGGGTATGGGCTCTCTAACGTATGTAGATTAAATAATATAAATATTGTTAACCATCATGATGCTTTAGCAGATGCTATTGCTGCTGGTAGAGTTTTAATATGTGCTCTGAATGCCAAGCAATTACAATTAGATGATTGTCGGTCTTTAATGCGTGCAAAAATATCAACATTAATTGCATACGGAAAGATGTCGGAAAATCCAAACCCAATCAATGTAATTATTGAGGGTGGTAATCCTGAAGGTGAGTGGTTTGGAGATGTTATTTGTTTTACCGGTGAGTTAAGAATGCCGCGTATTGAGGCTAGTATAAAAGCATCCCAGCTAGGCTTTGATGTCGGAAAGAGTGTTACTAAAAAAACAAACTATTTGGTAACAGGGCTTCAAGATTCCGTAAAATTAAAAGGAAAAAGTATAAGTGCCAAAGAAGAAAAAGCTTTGGCATTAATTAAAAAGGGCCAAGATATTGTAGTCATATCTGAAGAAGATTTCTTTTATATGGTTGATGGAAATTAAAATGAAAAAATTTATTTTACTAGCTTTTATGATAATAACTAGCGGGCTAGCACAAGCAGAAAGTTATGCACAAGCTAAAAAACAGGTTAGAAATAAGCTGGTTGCTTGTTTCAAGGAGCCTGAGAATATGAAATTTTCAGCGGCTTTTAATGGTTGCCTTTTGACAGCTTCGGATAATTTCATGCAAAAAGCAAATGCTGAATTTAAACAACAATATGTGAAAGCAAGCGATAAAGAACGCTCCAATCTCTTAAAGGATCGAAAGATTTACTTAGATTCAATTAAACATTGCGAAGTATTTCAGGATCTTAGTTATGATGGATTTACAAAAGAAGCTATGTGTAAGTTGCAGACTGCTAAAGATTACTTAAGCCTACTTACTAATGGCCCAGCTTCCTATCCAGAAAATTGGACTATCGAAAATAGGGTAGATAAGCTATTTATTGGATATTAATTTTTGTTATAGACGCCGCCCTAGTGGCGGTTTTTTATTGCCTGGAGAAAAGTTATGGCAACAAATTCACTCGGTAGACTAACCCTTGATCTGGTGGCTCGTATCGGGCAATTTGTAGAGCCAATGAATCAGGCTGAGCGTCAATCTCGAACAACTGCTCGCAACATGCAGCAAAACTTCGAAGAAGCAGATAATAAAATCTCTCTATCTGCAAAAAACATTGGTGCATCAGTAGCTGGGGTGGCTGCTTCATATCTCTCTTTAGGCAAGCTAATTGATACACAGCGCACTTTCGATAAGTTAAATGCTGGCCTAATAACAGCAACAGGATCAGCGGAAGGCGCTGCTCGCGCCTTTGATACTTTGCAAAAATTCGCTCAGCAAACTCCTTATGGATTAGAGCAATCTGTAGGAGCGTTTATCAAGCTTACGAATTTAGGCTTAAAACCTTCAGAGGCAGCCTTAACTTCATATGGCAATACTGCTGCTGCTATGGGGAAAGACCTAGACCAAATGATTGAGGCAGTTGCAGATGCTACCACTGGCGAGTTTGAGCGCTTAAAAGAATTTGGTATCAAGGCAAGCCAAGAAAATGGGAAAGTGGCATTAACCTTTAAAGGGCAAACTACTACCATTACAAATAGTGCAAAAGCTATTGAGAAATATTTGCTCGATCTTGGGAATGTGGACTTTTCTGGTGCAATGGAAAATCGCATGAAAACCCTAGATGGGTCTATAGCTAATCTGCAAGACAATATTGATGGATTATTTCTAAAAGTTTCACAATCTGGAATTGGCGATGCCATTAAAAGCGGTGTTGATGGAGCTAGCAATTCTTTAGAAGCCCTGGGTAATAATTTAGATACAGTAGGCGATATAGCTTTAGTTGTTGGGACTATATTTGCTGCGCGATACTCCACCAGTGTGCTAGGAAGTATTAAAGGCACAATAGCAGCAAGTGCGGAACAGAGACAGGCTTTGATAGCTGAACAGGCTGCAAGTGTTCAACTACTTGGAGTTCAAGCTCAGAGAGCTCGACAGAATGCAGCACTAGCTTTGACTGAAGTTAATCTTGCACGAGCAGAATTTAACAATGCAACCACATCAACTGCTCGTGCTGCTGCAATCCAGCGTCTAACAGCAGCAAACGTGGCATTAGCTATATCTGATAAACAAGCCACTATTGCAACAGTGGCTTACACTACTGCTGCGAGCGCGGCCACAGGGGCAACGTCCCGGCTTGCTGGCGCAAAAGCACTTTTACTTGGGCTTACTGGTGGATGGGTGGGATTGGGTGTAACAGTCGCAAGTGTCGCAGCTGGCTATTTACTCATGCGTGATAATGGAAATGAAGCAAATGCAATGCTTGATCAACAACAGGCTTATGCAGGCATGGCTGCAACAGAGCTTACAAAGCTTGAGGGAGCACAACGCCGAGCTGCTAATGAATCACTTTCCCTGGAATTTGAAACACAAAGTAGCAATCTGAAAGCGCTACAAAAAGACTTTACTGAATATTTGGCTGATCTTACACGCCAATATAAAGGCGTAGCGGAATTGGAGCGAATATATGGGGAACTACGAGCCGGCACTGTAGATGTAGAGCAAGCCTTTCAAATGCTTAATCAGGTTGAAGCAATCAAAACCAGCGATATTAATAAGGCTGCTGATTTTGAGAAAAAGCATAAAGAGATTACTTCCACGCTCAGCAATTTAAAACCAAAACTGGATCAGGTTTCAAAAAGTACAGCACAGGCTACAGGTGAATTTGAAAAGCAAAAAACAGTGATAGAAGGTGTCAAAGAGGCTTATGAGGCCTACATGAAAACCTTTAACGCTGATGTAAAAGAGGCAGCAGCATCCAATTCTCTGGTTTCAAACCTTAAACTTTCTGAAAATGAGAAAGCGGAAATACTAAAAGTAGTCAAAGCCTTTGATTATGATCGAGCCAAGTTAAGCACAGCGGAAGGTCGTAAAGCAATTGATAGCGCTGTGAAATTAGCAGGGATCCGAGATAAGCAAAAAAACACTGAGGATAGAATTGCAGAAGGGCAAAAGCGGCAAGCTCAAGCTGCTGAAAGCCTTCTGAAAATTAATAAAAGGGTTTTAAGTGATGCTCAGCAGTTCAACTATCTTGCAAAAGAACGTGCGAAAAATCTGCCGGCTTACACCTTAACAGCTATAGAGCAAATTGAATCTGGTGGAGTTGGTGGGCTTACTTCTCCAGCTGGAGCGAAGGGGAAATTTCAATTTATGCCAAAAACGGCTCAGAGATTTGGTGTAGATGTATGGGATACCAATTCTAGTGCTAATGGTGCGGCTGAGTATATGTCTAAACTTTTAGCAATGTTTAAGGGAAATCTTGAGCACGCTGTCAAAGCCTATAACTGGGGTGAAGGCAATATGCAGAGCTACCTTAAAACAGGAGTTGGAGCAAAGGGTCAAGCTATTCCCACTGAGACTGTTGAATATTGGAAACGCTTTCAAAAGGCCCAAGCTTCGGCAAGTGGCGCAACAATTGCTACTGCTGAGGATACAGTCAAGGCTATTGAGGATGCCACAGAAAAAGCATACCAATACGCTGAAAAGCTGATGAATGACCAAAAGGAAATTCGAGAGCTTTATTACAATGATTGGCAGAGATTGGAAATAGACAATCAGGAGAAAATTAAAGAAATTAATGAGAAGTTTGCTAATGATCCAGCAGAGCGTGATCGTTTAATTTCTCTCCAAAGAGAAGCCTATCAAAATGATGTAGAAAACTGGATAAAAACTCAGGATGAAAAAGTCGAGACTGAGCGTCAAGCAAACTGGCGTATTCTTGAGGCAAGATATGATCTTCTGAATTCATCAAAAGCCATGTATGAAAAGATTAATAGTCTTTCTGCTGGTGCTGATGACATATTTGCACAAGCTACGATGTCGCCCAAAGCTTATGCCGAATGGTCTCTTGACAGCCAGAGAGGTAAAGCTCAAGTAGCTTTGGGTAATCAGCGCATCGGTGTTGAGCAGGACATTATGTCTAGTGACACTTATGCCACAGATGAAGATCGGTATGAGGCATTACAAGAGGCTTATCAGCAGTATCGTGATGGTATGGCAGCAATTGATGTTAAATATTATCAGGATCTGGAAAACCTTCAAAACCAGTCTCAAGCTGCTTCTTTGGCAGGATATGGCGCAATGTTTGGCATGATGGGCTCAATGCTAGATGCTTACGGAGAGAAGGAAAGCACAGCTTATAAACTGGCTTTTGCTATGCAAAAAGGGTTTGTGCTTGCTAGTGCAATCATGAATGCTAAAGGCGCAATTATGTCGGCATGGAATGACCCGGCCAATGTGACAATCTGGCAGAAGATGGCGGGTGCGGCAGCAGTGGCGGTGCAAACCAATGAGTTAATGTCTGCTATTCAAGGTGTAACCTTAACAGGCATGGCGCATAACGGCATAGATTCTGTACCACAAGAGGGTACTTGGCTTTTGGATGGTGGAGAGCGCGTAATTAATCCTCAGCAAAATAAGGATTTAACGAACTACCTTAGCCAAAAACAAGGCTCCTCTGAACCCGTAATTCATGTGTATACCTTACCGGGCCAGACCGCTGAGGCTTCACGTAATGAGCAGGGCGAACTCATCCTGACCATCCAAAAAACCATTGATCAGTATGTCCCAGCCCAGTTCAGCAATCCTAACAGCCGTCTAAGCACGTCAGTAACCAATAACTTTAATACGCAACGCAATCGAAAGTGAGTTAGCTATGGATAAATTTATGCTTTGCCCATTGTTAGCGGGCTATTCGTTCACACCTGGGCAAAATATTCTTGAACAGCAGTTAGCTGGAGGGATGCCCCGGCAGCGTCGAAACTTTATTGGTTCTGTTGGGGTGGCAAATGTGTCTGTCTTTTGCCGAAATGAACTAGAGATTGAATACTTCTGGGCATTCTGGCGCAAGAAAGACCGCAATCCGCAGCCATGGCTTTGGGCATTAAAAACTGACAGTTACAAAATGGAAGAGCATGAGTGCCGGTTCATGCTGGGCCAGACTCCGCAGGAATCCGAACGACAAGGCAACAAGATCAAGTATTCGTTCCAGGTGTGGGTTAAACCACTGAACCGTTCTGCTTCTTATGACGATGATGTGGTGGATGCATGGCAGCTCGGCATTAATCCTGATGTGTCCAATGCATTAGAGGTTCTGGTCAATGTAACGCTACCTAACGCCCTGGAGAATGTCTGATGGATTTAAACGAATATTATCTGGATTCAAGCCCGTCCGTTGTATTGCTTGAGTGCATCGAGATTAAACACAGCCTGTGGCCTGCGCCATTACGCTACGTGACTAATCATAGCGATGGAGTGACAGTCAAGCACGAGAATGGCGAAACAGCGGTGTATGAATATATGCCACTGCAAATCCGCCGGGGCAATACAGCCGACAACCTAGACCAGACTCTTAGCATTACGGTGGGAGATTTGGGCGAAGTGGTGCCGAAGTTGCTCAAAATCATTCGTGATGCAGACAGTGAAGAGCGGCCACAGGTTACTTATCGCTGTTATTCATCTTCTGATCTGGATGCGCCGATTGACCGGCAGTCTGGACTTGAAGTGGAAGGCATGAGTCGTGACGATCAGGCAACAACGTTTGATGCAGCAGCACAACGGCTGAATAGCGTGGGGACAGGTCGGCTTTATACCGTAGATGAGTTCCCAGGGCTAAAAGGATTCTTCTGATGAAAAGCATCGATCCGCTGCTTGACCGGCAATACAACGCTGAACGTTATCACTGCGTGCATTTTCTGATTGAAGCCGCGCAGTACCTTTTTGATCAAGACTATTCGCAAAGCTTTGTTGGGCTTACATCGTCATTACATGAAACATTGCATACCTCACGGCATACCGCGATTCATAACCGGAAGCTGACAGAGCCAATCAACGGCACCATTGTCCTGATGACTAACATTAATCAAAGCTCGCATGTCGGGCTTTTTTATGGTGACCGGGTTTTGCATTTAACTGAGTTGGGTGTGCATTTCCTGCCCATCAGATCGCTTGAGAAAGTTTATAAACGGATTCGATACTATGAGCCGATTACGCATTCTAAAAAATCCGCTTAACGGTGGAGATGAAGTTTTAAGGATTAAAACCGATAACGTCTTAGCTATTTTCAAAGAAGTAAAAAATAAACATCCGCAGGCCAGAATTTATATACAACCTGCCTGTGCACAAAACGACGTTACCCCAGCAAACAAAGTTGATGAAGCATCATTGCATATGCTGGCGAAGAATAATGACTTTGATATTGTCTGCCAGGCTGGTGAGCCGGCAACGATTATTGCTGTCGTATCGCTGGTTGTATCGCTGGCAATGACTGTGTACACATTGCTGACGATGCCGAAAAACAAAGATTCTGAGCAGGGGTCAAGCAATAACAACCTGTCGAATCCGCAGAACCAGCAGCGGATCGGCTCACGTATTCCTGATATTCTTGGAACGGTGAAATCAGTTCCTGATCTGATTGCACCTGGTGTAAATGTTTATGAGAACAACAAGCAGGTTGAAGAGCAGCTGATGTGCTTGGGTCGCGGTTATTACTCCGTTTCAGATATCCGGGATGGGGATACACCATTTGATTCAATCGAAGGGGCTTCAATCTCGATTTATGATCCCGGTGTGAACATTGTCACTGGTGTGCCACACACTCAAATTGGCGACAACTTCAATTACGCACCGTTCATTGCCAAGCCTTCTAAATCCATTAACGATCAGCTGCTTGCCGTCCCGAATGAGCTGGCGATCAGCAGCACGGATTTATATTTTCAGTATCCTAACCTGATCAAATCCAAAACTGGAAGTGTACCGGGCGGACTTGCCGCAAATGATCAATTGTTGTTACGGGGCGGGATTTTTAACATCAGTGATCAGCAGATTTCAGGTGCCACTCTTGTAAGACCAAGCGGGACAATTGAGATCAACTCAACACAGGAACTCATTAATTACAGTGCATTGAACCGAATCAAAGTTGAGTCATTGCTTGTGCCGTTAAGTGCAGATGCTTATGCCAGTCTTGCCGGTACATACAGCATTAATTCAATCAGCAAGTCGGGTAGCACTTATATAATTCAATTGGGCTCACCAGCAGCAACCAACCGCGACTGGAACCTGATTGATGAAGACAGATCCGGGAATATATCAGCAATACTTTCTGACACCACGACCAGCATTAATCTTGATGGCAAATATAGTGTTGCAAGCATTTCAAGCAGCAGCATAGCCCTGAACATTCCGAGTGCCATGCTGGCGCAGTGGACAAAGATCAACACGGTATTTGGTGGCTCTACCATCTCGGAAACATCTGATCTTAGTATAGATAAGCTGAATGACAAGTGGGTGGGCTGGATTGAGTTCACGAATCAGGAATCTGAAGAACTCTGGATTAATCTGAAAGCGCCACAAGGCTTGTGGTACCAAGATTCGAAAGGTGGAGTGTGGCCACGAGAAGTTTATTGCAAGATTGAATATCAGCAGATTGTAAATAATCAGCCAAGCGGACCCATTTATGAGCGGCTTACTTCCGTGCAATCCGCAAGCAACAATTACCGTGATGCAGTAGGCCTTACCGAAAAGATTGAATTTCCTTTCACTGGCCCTTTTCGGTTCCGCGTCTGCCGGACCACTGAAGATGACTTAAGTTCTAAAGTGGCTGATGATGTGAATGTCACCGATGCTTACGCGGTTCATGCATTGCAAAAGTTTGCCTATGACGATTTAACCATTGTTCGCACAAGAGTCATTGCAGATAAAACTGCGCTTTCGATCAAGAATCGTCAGCTCAGCATGATTGCGACACGCAAGCTTTATAGTTATGCCACTGGTGTTAAATCACAGCAGCGTATAGCTACAAATAACTTTGCTGATATTGTCTGTGCCGTGACAGAAGATCCGTTTATAGGCCGTCGTTCTGTTAGTGAGCTGGATGTAGTGGGTCTCTACCAGACTTCAAATTACATTCAGAGCTATTTCGGCACGTACAAAGCCACTGAGTTTAATCATACGTTTGACCAAGCAAATCAGTCTTATGAAGAAACACTGGCCCAGATTGCAAGTGTCGTGTTCTGCAATGCCCGGCGTGAAAGTGGAAAGATTTACTTTCAGTTTGAGCGGACCAATCCATCATCTAGCATTTTGTTTAATCACCGCAACAAGAGGCCCGGCAGTGAAACCCGGACTGAAAAGTTTGGTGTGACTAATGAGTATGACGGGGTAGAAGTGAGTTGGATTGATCCGGATGACAGTTGGACTGAGAAAACACTGAAGCTTCCTGATGAGAATATTACCAATCCGAAGAAAATTGAACTGGCTGGTGTCACGAATAAATACCAGGCTCACTTTCTTGCACACCGGGCATGGAACAAGATCAGGTACCAGCGTGAAACCGTGCAGTTTACTGCGTATGGCGAAGCTGACCTGATTACGATCAATGACCGGATTGCTGTAACGGATGACACAACTCCTTCGCTTGTTCCGATTGGCGATGGATTTACTCAGGGTGAGGTTGTGGAGTGGGTGGGGCAGAATATTACTGTATCCCAGCCAGTCCAGCTCAAGACTGACCAGAGCTATATCATTCATTTGCAGCTGCCCAATGGCTCAATTGAAACCATGCAGGTAGCGCAGGGAAGTGATGAATGGCATCTGGTGTTAGAGCGACTGCCAACTCTGCCACTTGTCACTTCGTGGGATGGAAAAGTAGCACCTACAGTCTACTCAATCACGCTCAGTCAGAATAAGGACAGTGAAGCTTATCTGGTTTCTGAAAAGTCACCGTCTGGCACATTTGAGAGCCAGATTACTGCAATCAACTATGACGCTCGTTATTACAAAAATGATAGCGACTATCTAAACAACCTAATCACATAGACCAGACCAACAATGGCCCGCAATTGCGGGCTTTTTTAATGGGTGAGAACATGGCTGAAGATATTAAAACCACTGTGCAAAAATTTAATGTAGACGCAATGACCGCTGAAGAAGTGGTAAACGGCAATGAAAGTGGTGTGGTCATAGCCCGGCTTGGGCGTGAATATCCGACATTGCCCGCAGCAATTGAAAAAATTATGAAAGCGGGCGGGTATTTTGAGTCATATGCCACGCTTGCAGATGCGAATGCAAAAGTCGCTGAAATTCCACTTAACCGCTTAGTCAGAGTTTTAAGCGCAACCGATGGTGGCGACTACTACAAAGCATCTGCCGGAGCGACGAGTTTAACGAAGAGTCCTTGGGATCCTGTGCAGCAGGCAAAGCAGTACACCGATTCGAGGGTATTGATATTTACAATATACAATGAAATCCACGGGTCGGTATCTACCATTCTTGATGAAAATGGGTTTACGCGAATTAAGGAGCAGAATGTAACCACGGGTCAATTCATTTCATACATCGTGGCAAAGCAAAAGGAGTTGGTGGCTGGAAATGGAATTTCTATTTTAGAAACGGCCGAAACAATCACGATTGAAGCTGGCTCAACGGCTTATGCAACTCCTTATGAATATATTTTATGTCTTGTAATCGGTCAATCAAACAATACAACGGAAGGCGGCAATGAAGCTGAAGCGCCGAGTTTACCGCCCAACATTTGTTTGATTTGGAATAACACTTATAGCACTTTGAGTGACATTAACACGAGTGATCAAAAAGGCTCGGTTGTTCCGGCTATGGCTTTAGAATTCTATAAACAAACCGGCCTTGGCTTAATTGTTGTTAATAGTGCTGTTGGTGCATCAGCAATGTCTGAGCTTGCAGCAAGTGTTCCTGGTCGCTCATGGGATGTTACAGGTGCATTGCGTCAGCCAGCAATAGATAGATTAAATGCCTGCAAATCTTACCTTGATGCTAATAACTACTGCTACCAGATGGGTTTTATTTCGTGGTCTCAAGGCGAGCAAGACGGTGTTCAAATACAAAATAATGTAATCACGATTAATGACTATAAAGCTGCATTCACAACATTCATTGATTTCATTAAAACAAATGTTGGGAATAAAGTTCCTTTCATTATTACTCGTACAGGTTATCGAACAGCAGACAATTCTGCGTATAAATCAATTCGTGATGCTCAGATGGAATTTGTACACACAATGCCTAATGTATGGATGGGCTACACAGGAACATTGAAATTCTTTAATCGCGACATGATGCATGACAGCGTTCACTACAATCAGCGCGGAAAAAATATTGTCGGTACAGCAATCGGGAAAATAGCAGCTAAATTAAGTGCAGGAGTGAATTAATATGTTAGTCACACAGCAAGCGGGAACAGTAGCAGCAGACTCAACAATACCAAAATGGGAAGATATTTTTAAATCACAGGTAGACCCGAATAAAAAAACTATTTTTGATGATTTTAAGACAAATCTTGGTCCGCTGAATGGTCGGGTAACAAATGGAAAAACTTGGACAGCTCTTGGTTCATCCGGTCAATTGTGGACTGTATACAATGGATACGCATCACAGTCTACTGCCAACTCATCTTGTCGTATCCTATTACCTCATGCAACTGCTGGTAAATATACGGGGGTTGTTCAGTGGAACGCTGGATATGTTGGGCTGTTAATTCGTGCAGCAGATGCGAGTAACTACCATCAAATTGTTTTGAATAATACGGGTTTGTTTTACACTCGTGTTCTGGCCGGTGCTGGGTCTACATTAGCGACTAAAGTCATAACAATGATACCTGGTAAACAATATGCGATTGGTGTCGAATGGAGCGAGACAAATATTAAAGTTTATATTGATGATGTTTTAGCAGCGGATGTTAATAACACTGATTTAGCATCTAATATTAATATTGGACTTGTTCTATCAAGTCCATTAAATAAAGTAAGCAATATAGCTGCCCGTCCAAAACTTATCTAACAAAATAACTTTCCTAGCCCCGGCCTAACCAGCCGGGTTTCATATAAGTGATATTATTTTGTTTTTATATGTATAATTATTTTAAATAAAGTTAATTTAAATTGAACCAAAATCATATGAACTATAGAAAAAAATTTCTAATTGCTCTGTTACTTATTGCTATTTTTATAGTAATCGATTTTTCTCATATTGGACTAACAAAAAGAGTTGTCTCTAAGGTAGGTTCAGCTTTAACTGATCCAAATAAAGTTGCTATTTGTAAGGAGGATATACATCCGATAACAGTTAGCGAAGCACAAAAGAATAGAAAATTTTATAAGACTATTAGTTCTGCAAAATCAGTAACTTTCATTGGTGATAGTATTACCGGTGGCGGTAAAAATGGCGGCTGTGGCTGGTATGAACCACTAATGAAAGCATTTCCAAATATAACTGTGAATAAACAAGCATGGAATGGTTATACGATTCAAATGCTTTTAAATAGGAAAGATGAAATTTTAAAAACACCATCTGATTTATATGTAATCGCTGTTGGGGTAAATGATGTTAGATCAAGAAATCCTGAAATTGCAGCCATGGATTCAAATACATATATTCAACGTATCAATCAAATGGTTATTAATATTAAAAAATCCAATCCAAAAGCTGAAATTATATTTATAGGTTTATGGCCCTCGGACCGCATAGATCCAATATCCCAATTGCCTGAAAAAGAGCGCATAGAACTGACCAAGGCTTATTCAAAAGCTTTGAGTGATTATGCTAAACAAGATGGGTATTTATTTATTGATCCGTTTGACGAGATTGATCATGCTTTTAAAAAGGATGGTGCTAGTAAATATTTAGTAGATTACATCCACCCAAACAACAGTAACGGTATAGAGTTTTATAGTAAGGCTGTTTTAGAAAAGGCTTCATTGCTTTAAAACCCAACAAACCATCAACCCTGACCAGCTCAGGGTTTTTTATTACCAAAAATAAGGGGGGGTGTATGCCTGACCACTACTCATCTGATCCACCTGCAGCAACAGCGGCTTCCCTCATCATGCTATCTGACAAGCTTACAGATATGTGTCAGAAGATGGATAAGCTTAGCGATGTTCCGCAGCAGCTTGATCGATTAGATATGACTATTAAGCAGCTTAGTAAGGATAACCAGCAAACACGAGCTGACCTGCAACAAACACAAACCAACTTCCAAATTGAACTCGAAAAAATTCAAAGAGACGTAAGTGAACTAAAAACCAGTAAGACCCGGATTGATACGCTGGGCGAGTGGTTTAAGTGGGGAGGGATTGCCTTGCTTTCGGGAATTCTAGGCTCTTGGCTAACGCTGTCATCCGATGTGAGAGCAACTCAGACCAAGACCAATAATAATGATCAGCGAATTATGAGCCTTGAGAAACAAGGTGATCAGACGCTTCGAATCCTGGATGAAATCCGCAATAAACTTTATGAACGCAACTACACGAGAGAACCACAATGAAATTAATAAACGAAAGTGTCTGGAAATTTGACTCAGTAAAATATGGCGCCTATATGGCGCTTTTTTTATCTTGTCTGCAACTGGTTCTGCAGGAAGTATCTAATGCAAATGTGCTGCCTGCAACATATCAAAGCATTGTATCTATCATCCTTGTTTTGCTGGCCACCATTATTGGCCGCAAGAAGGCTCAACCCGAGCTTAATCCAGAGCCAACCGTTTTAGGCTTTACATCACTTCCTGATAACACGATTACCTTTGAACAGGCATTCGAGCGCTTGATTGGACATGAAGCAGGTTATACCAATTTACGAAGCGACCCGGGTAACTGGACTGGTGGCATGGTAGGTAAGGGCCAGTTGAAAGGCACTAAGTATGGTATCGCTGCAAACACTTATCCACATATCGATATTAAGAATCTGACTCTGGCTGAAGCAAAAGAAATTTACCGGCGCGACTGGTGGGAAAAGTTAGGTGCCGAGCAACTGCATTCAGCTATTGTTTTCCAGCTGTGGGATTTTGCGGTAAATGCCGGGAAAAGCCGAGCTATTAAAGAACTGCAACAAGTCGCAGGGGTTCTGGCAGATGGCATCATTGGGCCGAAAACGATTGCTGCTGTAAACGCCATGGATCTAAATGATGTGCTACTTACTTTGACTGCTGAACGCCTAAAGTTCTACACAGATTTATCAACATTTAAAACTTTCGGTAAAGGATGGGTTCGGCGTGTGGCAGATAATCTGGTTTATGCAGCTAAGGATAATTAGTATTCTACTCTGTGCGGCTCTCTCCGGCTGCACAGCACACTCAATCTCTAATCATGTGAGCGTGACAGTGTGCGTGCAGTGTTTAGCGCAATGATCAACAAACCCCACCAACTTCATAAAACTCTAATGGCTCTTGTTCCGAAAACCAAGGATTATACCTAAGCGCCCATCCCGGACTTTTATGGTACGGCTTGGCTCGTTTAATCATTTGCTCGATGTAGAATTGTTCCCAGGGTTTCAT